TAAACACTTTCAGTTTCAATTATTGCTATCGGTCGTTCATCCAGATATGCAACATCAATCGGTTCTTCCGCATATCCGGGATATACAATCGTAACAGTATCGGAATATTCCGATTTGTCTTGTTCGTTTTTAGCTTGAGATGGACTTGAAAAGCCCATAAGAAATGCGGTAAGAAATATCACTGCCACCGTGACGATTCCTACACCAGAGAGAGGGAATTTGAATTTCATGATGATTACATCCTTTCGTTTAGCCTACTTGCTCATAATCAAGCAGATACCAATATCCGCTTTTGTTTTTTTCAAGTTCCTTTGCCATGATAATGTCAAAACGCTTGATTGGATTTTTGGTAAATGTATATGCACGGACTGTAAGACGGGCAGTCTTACCACTTCCGATTGATCTTGTTTGGAGCGCATATCCCCAAACTGTTCCTTTATCTTTGCTTACCATTGGATACACATCGCTTACAAGAAGTTTGCGTCTATCTTCTGGATTTTGCGTTGTCAAATCGATATACCCCATCAATTCGAGCTGGGATTGAATTTTGCATTTCAAATCGAGATCTGGGAGATTAAGCGATTTGATTGTATTCTCGCAAGCACTCAATAATCCTTCCATATCTGTGATCGTGAAGGATTTTGATTCGGAACCGTCCTTATTCCTATCTGTCGCATATTGGCTGACCAGATCATATATCTGACCGTTCAATTTGCTCTTAGAAATCTTTTTAGTAGTTCCGTTCTTGAAGAATGAATAGAAGGACACGATACGTGACAATTCAGGGATGTTGCCGAAGTCTTGGAAGAAGTCTATCTTAATCAAAATGTCACGTTGTCGTGTGTCAAGAGAGGATTCTTCCGACATAAGAGAAAGCAGTTCCATGAACGATTGTGGCTTGTGAGTTTTGGATATTGCGTACAACTCATTAGCTACGTCTCGATTCATATACTTGATGGATTCAATGCCTTTCGCAATCACTCCGCGTTCCGCATCGAAGATATACTTGTCTTTCGACAAACCGTATCGCGGCGGTACAATTTGGATTCCATACAGTTCAGCAAGTGCGCTACCATTCTTTATATCATCCTCATTGTTCGCATTGTTAAGATAAGCAGTGATAAATTCATATGGATGGTAATATCGAAGGTATGCACATAGATAACCGATCATGCAATAACCAATCGAATGATTGTAACCAAACTGGTAATTAGAACTGTCTTCGATAATCTGAATGAATTCCTTGGCTTCTTGCTCTGCAATTTCTCGCGGCTGAGAAGACTTTGAGCAATATCCTTCCAAAATAGAGGGGAGCGCTTTATCCAGTCTGTCTTTTTGCTTTCGACCAATCGCACGACGTACATTGTCTGCTTCGCTTCCGCTCAGACCACAGATTTCTTGTAGAAATTTGATTGTGTCTTCCTGATAAATCAGATAACCAAGGTTATCTTTCAGCAGATCATCAATGATTGGAGAGGGATTTGTGTGCGGTTTACGCTGCAACAATTCATCTCTATATGATGCTCCTGACGGACGAATACAGGCTGTAACCAGTGACATATCGTAGATGCTGTGCGTTTTGAATTTACGTAAGCTATCAAAAGCAAACGCTGATTCAAACTGAAAGATACCAATAGGGGAACGGAGCATATCTTTCCACACCGCATCGTCGTTCCAGTCGATCTCGTGAGATTTCGGATACGGTTTTCCGATCAGTGCATATGTATCTTTAATGATTTCGATGTTTTTCAATCCAAGGATATCATACTTTACCAGACCTGCTTCATGAACACATTCCATGTCGATTTGTAGTATCTCTTTGCCATCCGCCATGAAAGTGCCATAATTGTTTCGGAGGGTGATGGGACTCGCTACGATACCTGCCGGGTGCATGGACTGAGAGATTGCAACATCCAGAAGACCTTCAAAATAGTAAAATACATCGGGATACTTTGCAGCCAAAGCTTTATATGACTCATGGTTAAGAAGAAAATCTCTGTATTTCTGTGTTCCTGGATTACCTGCTTCTTTTGCAAGCTCTGCGATTGGACTCAGTTCATCCTTGATAGTCGTACTGATTTTACCAACCCACGGGTTTTTCGCAAAAATCGCTTCATTTTCAGCTTTGATACGGTCATATTCGGCTGAAAGCTGTCGAATAAGCTCTGCGCGTGGTGTTCCACCCATAGAAGATGGGAAAAGGAGTTTATTAGACTTTTTGTCCCAATAATATGTAGCGCAGCCGTCTCTTGCATCACCAAAAGTAACTTCAACATCCAGTTCCTTCAACGCTCTCAATACATCCTTCAAATCCTTTATGTCATGTTGATGTTCCTTATTCCATCGTACACCAAGCGCACGACAAATTTCATCTATACAACCTTTTGATTTGATTGTGCCGATTGCAAGAATAAATGCTGTGTTTTCCTGACCAAATCTGTTAATGATATAGTCGTAAACTTTATCACGATCAGACGGGGATACATCAATATCGATATCACCGATTTCCTTACGATCTTCGTTGCAAAAACGACTGAATACTGTGTGCCACGTCTCAGGATTAAGGTCTGTCGTATTGGTTACATATGCAACACGGGAACCACCGCAGGAACCACGATTGAACCCAATCGGAATACCGTTTGACTTACACCATGTTACAAGCTCCGACATGAATAGCATAAAGCCAGACATATCTATTTTGTCAAATACGCGGCATTCTTCTTTGATTGCAGACGCGAAGTTGCTGATTTGATCTTGTGTAATTGCTCCTTCTTGGATTTTTGAAAGAAGATTGTCTTTAATCGTTTGCTCAAAAACTTCCTTATCCCTTGCTCCGTAAAGCTTTGGATATTTGAAGCTTACATCAAGCGTAAAATCTTCAACCGAATCCGCCATGCGATTGGTATTGCGAATTGCTTCAAGGAATATCTGTTCAGGTAAAGCGTTTTGCTTCCTAAACATTTCTACAAGTTCATCATAGGATTTATAGGAAAGATCAAAACTATCTTCATCCTCAAACTCAATGTGCTTGGCAAGCTGTAAAATACTTCTACATTCTGACTTGTAACTGTCGATACTGTGCGTATCCGTGCCAGCGATGAGCGGAATCCCGTACTTACGCGACATTTCAGCTAAGTGGCAATTATACGAAATCTGATCTGGGTGGTTATGCGGCTGTATTTCCAAGTAATCATAGTGTTTGAGCATACGCTCATACAGCGAATGATTAACCTTCATACGATTCAGCGGCGATGCAAGACAAGCACTGATCTTGATTACATTTTTTGAGATACCGAGAAATTCATTAAACGAGATACGCGGCTTGTAATAAAAGTGGTCATCCCTTGTAGAAATACTTACGAGATCATTAAGCTCTTGTAGCCCCGCTTGATTTTTAGCAATCAGGATCGTGTGGTAATTATCTCTGAGGCGACTTTCTTCACCGGTATGAGGATCTGTCCAGATAAACTTTTCTGTCAGATAACATTCAACGCCATGCAAATACTTGATTCCTGCTTTATCACAGCACATCTTCTTGGCTACCCACTGATAGATGTTACCGTGTTCTGTAAATGCGATGGCTTTCTGTCCAAGCTCAACAGCACGGTTTACATAGTCTTCAAACTTTGTCGTACTGTCAAGAAGTGACAACTCTGAATGCACGTGATATGCTGTATAGTTCTCATCCATTGTAGCCACCTCCATTCTGAATGGTTCCAAATACCTCGTCCTCTTCATCGTTTAGTTGAGCAGGCGGGAAGGGGAGTCCGCCTTGGTGCTGATGTTTATCCCAGGAATAGCGACGGTCAAGATCTGCTTCGTTTGTAAAGAATCTGCGAGACGGTTGGTCATAATAAACGCCTACGCTTCGTCCTTCAAAACCGAGCATACGATCTTTCAGAATGTCGATCAGCACGTCTTCCTTTACGGGTTTAATTCGCCAACCACTACCATTAAGTTTGGGTTCACCTTGTTTATCCTTTTCGGATACACGGTAAAGGCTGATGATTCTGTGAGCAAGGTCTATGATTGCTGAGATACCCTGTACATCCATCTTGTTAAGACGGCGCATCGTATCAATCTTATGAGGGTGAACAACGAGAAGTACAATTACATTAAACTTTACTGCAAATGAGATGAGCTGCATAATAAGTTCGCTTTGCTTGTTATATTTGTTGTCATCGCTGCATTCCAGATTGATTGCGGTGAGGTTATCCAGAATCAACAATTTTGTTCCGTACTTCCGAACGGAGTCTTCCATTGTTTTAAGAAGGTCTGTCATCCGATTGGAACGACCATCTTCGTAAATGTATAATCTGCCGCGATAGAAATCTTCAATTTCTTTCTTGGCTTCCGGCTTCACTTTATAATACACAGAATCCTCAAAATGACGTTCTTCCATGTGCCGCTGACCGGCAAGAACTGAATTTAACCAGTTCTTTGTCTGGAAGTTAGGAAGTTCACCGGAGAATAAGAACACGTTTTTATCTTGTTCAAGCGACTGACATATTAACTGATTGATAAAAGAGCTTTTACCAGCGCCATTGATACCGGTGATGATATTCAGTGTACCTTGGAATAGCTTCATAAGGTATCTGTCGAGTGGTTTAATACCCGTTGTTACGCCGTCAATCTGGTCTAAGTCAACATCCTGGATATCAGAAAAGTCAACAACACCGGGAACGGGACTGTCTTTAGCATTTAGAATGAACTCAAGAACCTTATCTTTTCCGAAGAAGTACAAGGCTTCGTTAAGATCGTTTACAGGCAGAGTTTTACCGTTTTCACGTTCAACAAACGGCGGAATCTCAACAACCTTTGTACGCCAACTTCCGAGGCGATAGACAACTTCCTTCTGCATTTTGATTCCGGCTTCATCGTTATCGGAACAGACAATGATACTATCGAACTGTTCAAGCCAATCCCAGTTTTCTTCTATCCAATGATAGTTACTGCTACCGAGAGGAACAGAAACCGTATTGGTATAGCCCGCCTCGATTGCCGAGAGACAGTCTGGTTCTCCCTCGCAAATAAGCAATGGAGAGTTGACATTGATTCGGTTCATATTGAAGAGCAGATTACTTGTGTCTGCATTCTTTTGACACCAGCACTTGTTTTCGCCCTTGCGAACCTTACGAGAGGGGCGGTATTTCACCATCGTAAGAACGTCGTTTGTGTCATAATAGTTCCAGACGATATTTCCTTCATCATCCTGTCGAACATCTGCGTAATCCAATGTTTTTGCACTGATACACCGTGTTTTGAAATATGAATAGATCTTAGATTTGTCGCCAAGCGGAACTTCTTTGGGGTACTTATATTGATGTTTTGTTTTTACTCCGAGTTCGCCAAAGCTATATTTGACTCCGGCTAAGTCAAACAGCTTTTGGCAGGCCTGAAGGTAAGTCATGCCTTTATAGATGAACACATCCAGGATGTCATAATTCCTTGCACACGCACCAAAGCAATGGAAGGAAAAAGTTTTCTTATTGTATATGAATGATGCGTGATCCTCTTGGTGGAAGGGGCAGCAACATCGTAGGTTTTGTTCATCGAAGTCATGAATGTCTAATTCCTGAGCAATGATAAGGGCGTTTTCGTCGCCAAGCTTTTCCTTTGCTTCAAGAATCGTATCACGATCAATTTGCAGTAAACTCACCCCTTTCAGAACATTTTGCTGAATTCGCACTCCTTACATACATCACAGAGATAATTGCATCGCCAGTAGTCAGGCAATGGCTGCCAGATATCGTTGCGTGTGATTTTTTCAATCTCCTGTCCAGCCCATTGTTCAACCTCATTGAACTGCTTGATTTGAAACGGTTCCTGTATCATGATCTGTGAGCGGAAACAGTTAAATTCAAGTATATCAGGATAGCGACCATATATGTTTTTTACTGCAGCAGAGTAGACATATAACTGCCGTAGATATTCATCCAACTCTGCATCTGATTTTGTGGGTTTTGATCTTTTTGAACGAGGTTTCAATGTTCTGGATTTGTGGTCAGTGATAATCAGTCTGCCATCGTCACTGACCACATCAATAAATCCCGTCCACGGTTTGCCGGCGAATGTAAACTCTACACTTTCTTCGACACCGATGATATTACGCTTTGGGAATCTGATATTATCCAGATAGTAGAAGCCTTGTTCAAAATAATTATGGTGAATTTTTGGATTTGGAGCTTTTGAGCGGACGTTTTCTGAGAAATGAGCTACATAATATGTTGACAGGCTCTTTCTCGGTAATACACCGGTCAAATACATCTGCATGATAATGTGCATATAAGTGCCAAACTCCGCGAAGAATCCGTTTTGCTTTTTTAACGGCTTTCCATATTCGTCACGATACAGATAGGTCAAAAACCATTTGTACGGACAATCCGAAAATGATGTTAAGCGCGAATAGCTCCAAGTCATATCACCAATGACTAAATCATAACGAATAGTGTATCACCGCCGCTCAGACTGCTTAGAAGGGCAGATCGTCGCCGTTATCGTTTTCGTCTTCGTCGTCGGAGTCATCTTCCAAAGGCGGGGGAGCTGCCTTTGTCTTTTTAGATCCGTTGTTTGTTTTCTTTCCGGAATTCTTTGACTTGCCACTGCTATTATCCGAAGAAGAACCATCTGCTGATTCAAAGTCGAACAATGTATAGTTGACAAATTCACGGCCAGCATCCTTATCGTAGCGGTTTGTTACATCGCAAGCACCAAGCTTGATACGATAACGGTCGCCGTTTTCCAGACCACGGTCGATAAGATCAGCCTTTTTGTGAGCTTCACCAATCAGACTGACAAAGCCATTGAAGTCGGTCACATACTCATCGTTTTTCTTATCCTTGCGGCTGGTCGATACTCTGATCTTTGTAAAATTGTCGCCACGACCAGTTACTTCCCAGACCGTAGCAAATGCGCCTTCACGAAATCCCATGTTTCTTTCCTCCTAATATTATTCCGCACTAAGCGGGATCTGTTTATTCAGCTCTTCCAACAGCTTGGCGGCTACGGAAGGATCTGTAAGGTAATTCTGGTAATCAGCCGTAGGCTTGCTACCATTACGAACATACTTCTTCACAACTTCGGTAAGCTTCTTACGTGCTTCCTCGCTGTTATTGTTAGCTTCGAGATAAGCAATCACATACTCATCGATCTTTGCGATGATTTCTCGTGTGACAGATGCTTCTGCTTCTGCTTCTGCTTCTTCTTTCTTGTTGCGCCAGTTATCAGGATCATCATCTGGTGTGGCGACCTGGAAGAACTTCAGCATAAAGTAACGATTTGCATATGTAAGTGCGCTGCCGAATGCCTGTGCTGCATCGCTTTGCTGACCGATCAAAGCCCACGGAACTTCCATCTTGTCATCCTGGTTATCACAGTCAATCCATGTAAATACAAGATCGGCCTGTACCAGTGTTTCGTAGATGTCCTCTACAATGGGATCGCCGGACTTTGATTTCTTTACCTTCTGATACTGGATCGGAGAGGTTGCGAGTGTACCTGGAACGACACTTGGCTTCAATGACACTCCATACTTCTTCATACCGGCAGCAACACGGGCAAGGATTTCATCTTCGGTTACATACTTGTAATTGAAACCGGATTTATTCTTGCGAAGAACCTCGACCATTTCACGGATCTTGGCAAGCTTCTGTACTAAATTCAACTTTGTTTCAGACATTACGTCCCTCCATCAAATAACTTGCGACCATATCCGCTACATGGAGCAGGACGGCAAGAGGGCAAATTTCATACGCTT